GCCGGTACAGCATTAGGTTGGGCTAACCAGTACAACAAATCAACTAATAGCAACGGTTCTTCCACGGCGAATAACCCTGTCGTTGGCTTGCTGGAATTAACAGGCGCTAATAACAATGCACTGGCTATTAACAGCAATGGTTTGTACAACAATGCTTATGAAGTGTTAGGCCCGATAACCCTTACCTTTACTGCTCCAGTAGGCTCGCCAGCCGGTGCTGCTACTGTAGACGTTACCTTAATCTGGTTCTAATAGGAGATACCATAATGGGATCATATCCAATGCGTGACGGTGTGCATGACTTCGATGCCAACACATCTAATAACAGAATTGATGACAGATCATTCCCTGACAGTGGTGTTTCTGCGGGCGTTGAATTTGGTTTGAATTCAGTTGAAAAGATTAAACTGGGTAACATTGAGCCTGAGCAAGAAACTGTTAATTCAGTTTTCAAGCAAGGGGCAAGAGAATACCCTGCCAGCGAAAGCAAAAACGGCAAATCTTTTAAATGGAAAATGTAAGTCATGGGAATCTGCATAATTTCAGTTGATAGTTATGCTCAGGAGGGGGATGAACATACCCCCTCTCATGACCCCTTGAGAGAAGGTTACATAGACTGCGGTAATCCTTTAGACCCTACAGGCGAAGCCAGATGGTTCGATGACTCTTTCGGCCCTTCATACGGTGATGGTCGTCGGTATGAGACTGAAGAAACTTACGGCATGACAAAAGTAGCTTCTAGACATAAGAGGCATAGTTAATGGCAAACGTAGATTTAAGTAGACCGTACTCGGTTACGGACCATCCCATTATTAAATTTATGCAGGATGGTATTAAGTTCGATAAATTTGGTGCCTCAATTGAAGAGGCTAAAGCTGAAACGCCTGAATTGGAGGATGCTATTCAACGTACTTTACTGGCTAAAGGTAAAGGGCGTAAAGCGGCAGATTTAGAGCCTGTAGCTGAAGTAGAACCCGTTGTAGAACCCGTTGTAGAACCCGTTGTAGAACCCGTTGTAGAACCCGTTGTAGAACCAGTTGTAGAACCAGTTGTAGAACCAGTTGTAGAGCAACACGATTTAGCGTAATAATTATAAAATAGGGGTTTGGTATGCAATATACTCTGAGCGATATACGGTCATTAGTTCGGAATAGATTGGATGATACCAGACCCCAATATTTGTGGTCCGACGCAGAATTAAATAGCTACGTTAATATTACGCTTATCGATGCCTGTATTCGGTCTGGTATTGTAGTACAAGATTCAATCCCTATCGCATTTACCCAAAATAAAGACTTAACTTGGGCTGCTACTTACGCACTAGACCCAGGCACATTAGATGTGCAATCGGTAGGTCTTGCTTCTATGCCGTATTTTAGGCTTAGAAGAACCAGTATGCGTAGACAAGAACAGTATTATCAAAGCCGACCTCCGTATGCTGGCGGTCCTTTTGCGTATGCGTTAGATTTGACAATGGCCGGAACTGGCGATTATTCCGGACAGTATGTAAGAACTATTACATTTATAGGTACGCCGACTAAAGCGGATACCGCATTAATCGATGTTAAGCGCTTACCTTTTGATCTATTATCCGATGACGATATTCCGGAAATAGATTCCATGTACGTACCTGATTTAGTTTATGGAATAACTGGGTTGGCGTATATGAAACGAGATTCAGATACTTTTGATCCTAAACGGTCAGAGAAAGATATGGCGGAATTTACTGCGCGGTTCGGAGACAGATTATCCGCAGTAGTTCTTAGAGAAAGACAAACCGAAGTTCCCCGCGAAATGATACTAGGATAAGACAATGGCATCAGGTATAGAAACTACAGTCATTACGTTGACTGCTACGACACAAGTAATTGCAATGGGTAGCGCTATCACCCCACGCAAAGTATCAACACCTATTCCTGTGACCGTTACTGTGGATTCAGTGAGTTCACCGACTATTTCTTTCTCTACGGATAACGGAAATACCTATTACGCAGCAGTAACCCCTACCTACACAGTAGCAGGCAGCATTGCTTGGGTCTGCACGTTCCCGATTACTAATTTGAAAATAACAGGTGCGATCAATGATACCGTTATTTTGGCCTACCAACCTCAAAACTAGTTTTAATGCAATCTTAATCTAGCGTGGTATAATTATGCCAAATGAATTTACTAGACTAATGGATTATATTATGCCAGAAAAAGACCCAATGACATATAGTGCGATAACTTACCTATGGGTCTTTGTCCTTTCAATGTGGGGTGGAGCCGTGAGTTTTATAGGTAAGATTAAAATAGGCCAAGTTCGCGCATTTAATATCGTAGAATTTTTTGGCGAACTATTTATATCCGCATTCAGCGGATTAATCACATTTTATCTTTGTGAAGCAGCCGGTATAGAAAAGCTATTTGAAACTGTTTTCGTAGCCATTTCGGGACATATGGGCGCGAGAATCATCTTTACACTAGAAAAGGTGATTGAGCGCAAATTAAATGCTACAATAAAGGTTATTGATAGCGGATCAGCCGATATTAATGATAGTTAAGTACCTATGAGGAATGAAGAATGGCAAAAATAATTATGGGTACAGTACCCAAACCTGAACCAAGTACGTTCACCGCTAATACGGGTGTGCATGTATACACAAACGGTTCAAGTGGGCTACAGCAAGTATTAATTTCAGGCGGGACTATCTCAAGCATTACTATAAGCTCTGCATTCGCTACGACACAGTATACGGTAACGAGCAACGTGATAACTTTACGAGCTTCTGATATACTGACGATTAATAATTCAGCAGCACCTACTATTACGGTAATGCAATTAACTTAATTTTTAACTAACCGGAGCATAAAATGGCAGACTGGACAACAAAAGGTAATATTGATCCTGAACTTTTGACTTTAGAAGTTGTATGGGACGATACACCGGAGTATATAAAATGTACGTCTAATTATAAATTAGGCGATGAAATAGTTAGATCGGATGTACACGTAATGGGTAAATATGATATGCCATTTGGTACGGAACAAGCTTCATTTATTTAATTTTTTAATCATTTAACTGTCGTGATGACAGCTAGGATACTATTATGGCAAATGCTACAGCCCCCGGTGCGATTTGCACGTCATTCAAACAGGACTTACTGAACGGGATACATGCGTTTGGTACGTCCGTAGTCCGTGCCGGAACAGGCGCAGACACCTTTAACGGCTCCTTATATCTAACTACGGGTTCAATCGGTGCGACGACTACTGCGTATACCGCAACTGGCGAAGTGTCAGGTACGGGATATACCGCAGGTGGAACTGGATTTGTTAATGGCGTAGCCCCAACTACTTCTGGTACGACAGCCTATTGGACCCCTGCATCAATATCATGGGCTTCTGTTGTTCTGACAACCGCTTTTGATACCGTATTGATGTATAACAATACGGCATCAGGTAAAAACGCAGTTGCTTGTTTTAACTTCGGGTCAACTACCATTTCGTCGGGTTCGTTTTCTATAACAATGCCTGCAAACGCTGTAGGAACGGCCCTGCTTCGTATAGCGTAATATAAAAATAGTTAGCGGTCTATAGTAAGTAGACCGCTAACACAAATATCGTCGGGAGGCGACAAAATATGAATGCGCTTTACAATGTGCTAACAAATGGGCCTTTGGCATCTGAAATCGCACCACATCTGGCGAATGGAGATGACGGAATTATTTATGCAATAGTGACAGACAAGACCCGGTTTACACAACCCGGATGGGTTTCAGTTGCTTCATTTAATACCTGGTGTGCTGGCAATAATGCAGAATATGCGAATATCGAAGCGTTGGCGGCTAACCAATCAAGTCCGTACTTTTCCGCAGCTAGAAGTCTCTTGCGATGCTTAAACGGCGCGGTTAATGCCGGGGCTATCGACCTAACAAGCGCCAGTGTCATCGGACTACTGAATGTATGGCCGTTCGTTGATACAACTGGCGCCACTAAAGCCGCTTTAATAGCATACGGTACGTATCCCGCATCCCTATCCGATTTAAACCCTTCAATAGATTTCAGCATTCCCGCAATAGCGGCAGCGCGAACAGGAGTATAGTATGGCTTTAAACTTCGGAACCAGTACCGCGCTAACCATTACAGCTGGCTCATTAGCTTCCGCCGCTAATCGATCCTCAGCCGTTGTCACAGTAGGCAATACAAATTCTGTGTCGGCTATTATGCTAACAGTCA